AAAAGAACAAGCATTAATCAAGGCTTTAAAACAATGGCAACACAATAAACAAATTAGCGATGAAGAAGCAAAGTTAAAGATAGATTTTGTTAAAAAGCATGGTGCTAAAGAGTGGGAAGCAGTTTTAAAGATAAAAATAGATATTGAAAATATGCGTAAAAAAGACAATGAGGCATATCAGCACGACTTAAAAGCTATTAAAAGACTACAGTTTTGGTGCTTTGTAGCTGCTGCCATTATTGCTTGGTATGCCACTTGGGGATATAAGTGGTAATGGATGATGATTTCAATCTATTAATGTGGGCTTGGGTAGTTGCAACTGCTTGGATAGCCTTTGGTGTTTACTTATATTGGGGTATTAGATAATGCTTACTTTAATTTCAACGGCTCTCTCTTTTTTAATGGGTGGTCTGCCAAAGTTAATGGACTTCTTTCAAGATAAATCCGATAAAGCCCATGAGTTAGAGCTTGCTAAGATGCAAACAGAGCGTGAGATACAAATGCTCAAAGAAGGCTACATAGCCCAAGCCAGAGTAGAAGAAATCCGTACTGAGCAGATCAGCATCCAAACTGCTGAGAAAGAGCGTGAGGCTCTCTATGCCCACGATATAGCTATTGGTCAAGGCGCAAGTCAATGGGTTATTAATCTAAGAGCTTCTGTACGCCCAATGGTTACTTATCTATTTGTATTCTTGCTAATAGTTGTAGATATTGCATCTATCTGGTGGGCATGGTCTACTGGTACTAAATTTGCAGAGGCAATCCCATTAGTATTTGATGCAGACGAGATGCAGATCCTAGCCTCAATTATTGCCTTCTGGTTCGGTACACAAGCCTTTGCTAAAAAATGAGTTTAGATAAGCGTGTCATTGACATGATTTCTCATCATGAAGGAATTAGGGTTAGACCTTATCAATGCCCAGCATTAATTTGGACTGTAGGTGTAGGTCATGTAATCGATCAATCACACATTAGAGTGCCGTTGGCAGAGCGCAAAGCCTTGCCTATTCCTGATGGATGGGATCGGACTTTATCAATGGGGGAAGTAGATGAAATACTTACTAAAGATTTACAGTCATTTGAAAAAGGAGTTCAGCGATTATGTCCTGGTGGGCTTACTGCTGGTAGGTTTGGCGCACTTGTTTCTTTCGCCTTCAATGTTGGACTCGGTAATCTACAAAATTCTACCCTTCGGATGAAACACAATCGAGGCGAATTTGATTCTGCTGCCGATGAGTTTCTAAAGTGGAATAAGGCTGGTGGCAAGGAATTAAAAGGCCTTACAAATAGGCGTAAAGACGAAAGAGCTTTATACTTATCTTAAAATGGGTCTGTTAAATTAACATACTTAAACCAACTGACAGGGACATCAAAAAAGAACTCCCCACTAGGGACTTCCCTATTATTGACCTCTATCAATGGACACTCTTTCACCAACTCAGCTTTCAGCCAGTACGCATGACTTAAGTCGTGAGTTAGTGCAAAAAATAGAACAGGGCGATCTTGCCGAAATAATTTTGCTTTACGATACGCTATATGGATGGTGGGATGGTGGCAAAAGCTCCAGCTCCGTACTTCAACTTCAACAAAGCCAACTGGACTATTTGCTCTGTAAGCGATTAGATCAACTCCATAGACATTAGGGTTTTCCCTGCAATCTAGACCCCACTTCATCTTCATCCATTCGGATACAGCTTTCCTAGCTGGTGGGTCGTACTTATCGTGCAACGCTTGGTCAAAGCGTTTGCCTGCATAATCGGAAGGGTGCAGGCTCTCCTTCGTGAAGGTTAATGCCGATCTCATCTGTTAATTAAAACGGAACTTCGTCATCCTCTATTGTATTCTTTGGCAACTCATCCGCACCTTTAGGAATAAAGTTATCCTTTGGTGGTTTTTCCTTGCCGATTGATCCCGAAAAGAACTTACCATTCTTGCCATCTTTTAACCAGGCGTTAAGGTAATGCTCTTTGCCGTTAATCATTATTGATCCAGCATAATCAGGATGTGTTTCCTTTTCCTTACGATTATTCTTGAATAGGCTAAAGTTGCCATCTTTCATTTCATAGGCCATTTTTTCTCGCTTTCAATTTAGTTAATGTATCTTCGACCTCGCTTAAGAACTTCTCTACTTCTACTTCCATTGCCTTGATATACTCATCATCCCTTTCAAGGCGCACTACGAACAGTTGCAAGTCATCTGGTAGTCTAGGGTCAAACGATACGAAATCGCACCACCTAGACCCTGTTACGGCCATCTGGCATTGCATCTGAGGGATATACTTTGCTGGCGGTTTATCATCCATCAAATAATCTATATGGGTACTACTATTGGGACACTTAATCTCAATCAGACCATTCCCCACAAGCCCATCTGGGCTACACCCAAACCATTTAATTGTAGGATGATCCATAAAGGCTATTTGTTCTACAAAGTTGCCTGTTGCCACCTCATACGCAATCCTAGCCATTGGCTCTGTTTGTGTACCCCATTCCATTGCTGCATTAGTAAAAGACTCGCCTGGCAACCCTGTAAGCCTTTGGACTACTAACTCAGTACGATATTTGGCCCTGCTTGCAGACTCACCAGACTTACCCTTAGATAGCACATCTGCCATGCGACTAGCAGTAACCTTGCCTAAACGGAGCTGATGCCAAGCATCTGTACCCTGCTCTACGGCTATTCTGTCATCTGTCGTGAAGGTGGTCATAGCTTGGCCTCTGCTAAGAATTTTAAATGCTCTGCCAATGTAGCTACCTCATTAGCAGCTTGAGCAGCCCGTTCATGGTTATTTTTTGTTTCGTGGTTGTAGTAATCTTTAAGAACTTGGTTAATTTCTATGTAAATTTCAGAATAATCTGTCATATTTTTTTACTATTCGTAGTTAGTTTTTGTGCCTTTGCCTGGTCGCATCGGTTCTGTTTCTGCATTAATTCCATGTAATCTTCTGTGCAATCATCGCAAATATTGACTACTTCTTGGGCATGATCTCTTAGATAAAGCCAAGCCTTGTAATCCCTTCTTGATGGGTAACATAAAGGATACCATTCACTCGTCATCGTGCATTGGCTTTTGCTCTGGCTGAACAATAAAATCAATATCTTCTAATTCGTTCATCTCCCATTTGCGAGAGAACTCAGCAGATAAGGCATCTATCGCAGCGTTCCATCCTAGCATGAAATACTCTTGTGGATGGTATACAGGCTCAGATAATTTATTAAAAGCCTCAAGACACTTTTTGTTAATCACTTTCGTTTTCTCCATTGATAAACGACTGTTTCACTAGGCGTTAGCTTTTTGGGCTGATCGTCTAAGGTACGAGCAAATTCTGCTTTAAAATCTGCCCACTTTTTCCTGTAGAACTCTTGCTCACTAGCTGGAATATAGCCATGCTGCTTTCTCCAGCGCAAAGCTATATCTGTAGAGCTTGGGGTATAAATAAAGTTATTTTCCATATTTTCTATCTGCCTCTCGTTTTAAACAAACTCCACACTTCCATCTACTTATTTTGTTAATCTTTACCAACTTAAAATCACTAGCTGGTCGTAGAACTTGACAACTAACACACCACTTTCTGTCCATCCCAGCCTTCCTTTAAATAACCGAATTCTGACGCATCGCATACGGCTCTCAAATCTAAACATACATCGCATTTGTCCACCCATATCCTGTATTGGTGATCCTTTGGTTTATGGACTCCCCAGGTGCTACCACAAGGGGAGCAAACATTATCAGGCTGCTCCTGTGCTAGTTTCATTAAATTGGGCTTTCATCTCGTTGTATGCGTTAGTGATAGCATCTAAAAACTTAGCGTTACCCTTGTATTTCTTGTAAGATGATGCAAAGGCCACCTTGAGTTCGGCAGGGCTTTTACTTGCCCTAATTTCCTTAATATCAGCCGTTAGCGTATCTTCTGTATCTACATCATCCCACAAATCTTCCCCTACATATAGGCTTAATCCTAGACCATGTAGAGCTATTGCTTTAGCCAGACAACGCTGCATAGCAGTATTTACGGCAAACGCATCAGGGTTAGGCACAGCCTTATTGCGGTAGTCCATTACAGGTAACTGGGCGGTCATAGACTTGCCAAAGGCGGTTACTGTACAAAAGACCATTACTGTATCGCCAAACGATACAGGATGACCATAAGTCCATGTAGCCTCTGGGTCGTGTTGCAACAATGTATCAACAGCCCATGCCCAGCTCAGATAACTAAGATTGTTTTTCTTTTCTATCTTGCTAGAAACATCTACATTTCTGAGTTCTAAATATTTGCTCATTTTGATTCCTTCACTATGTTAATCGGATCTCTGCTACTTTTTCCATGTAAGCCCAGCTATGGTAATACAGCTTACGGCCTAAAGACTCCCAATCTTTTCTTGCTACGCAATCACGAATAAACTCTTGTAGATCTGTATCGTCTACATCTTGCCCAATAGACTCAGCAAAGTTGCCTAGGTCTGTAGGATCAAACTCAGGGTCATTCTTAACTGCATCATAGATGCGCTCATCCAATTGCTCTTGCTCTGCCTGGTCATCGTATGGGGCTTCATAATAAGAATTGTTGTTGTACATTTATCTTCTCCACGAATTGTTAAAGTTGTTGTAGAACAAAAACGCTGGGGGATTTTGCATAGGACAATCATTAGTCTTATAGCAAGGCGTTTGATCTACCACATCGGTCTTATAGCGTTTGATTGGGATAGGCGCACATCCCACTAAAGAGATTGCTAGGATCAGGATTAAGGCTCTCATAATGTATAAACACCAACACGAAAGCCATACACAGTAATTACAAAAGCTACAATTACAAATCCTAATATGCCACCTAAAATAAAGTCTTTCATTTTGCTACTCCTTCACGAGTGTTAAAAAGTGCTGCTGAGAGAAATCTTAAACCACAAATGTAGAGATTTTTCACCTTTATAAAAATAAATATTAAGTGTTGCTTTTTTGCACAGTTTTTAGATGGTGTAGAATAAAATGTCTACAAAGGAGCATATATGAATACTGTTGTAAATTTGCCACAAACAAGTTCATTCGACAAATTGATGACCGAATTTGGGACTATCAAGATCCTATGCGAAAAGATCGGTGTTAAGTATGTAACGGCCTATGCCTGGAAGATGCGGAACGGCATCCCTAAGAAATGGCATACAGCAATCATAGAGGCATCAGAAGGAAGATTGACAGAGAATGACCTCGGTTAGCCAAAATGCTCGCACAATCTCTCTAATGGAGTCTAGGGGGTATAAGTGCGACCTAGTGGAATCCTACAATCACTTCTCAAGAAGGAAAAAGGATTTATTTAATATTTTTGACATTCTGGCTATTGGCAATGGGGAAACAGTTGGCATCCAGATCACTAGCAAATCTAATATGTCATCTAGGATTAAGAAGATCTCCGAGTCTGAATTCTTGCCAGAGCTGGTTCGGTCTGGCTGGAAGATCCTAGTGCTGGGCTGGTATAAAAAAGAGAATGGCAGATGGGACTGCAAGGAGTTTGAATTTTAGGTATACTGTAGGTGCAGATTCGAACCCTGTTTTGTAAAGTACCAGCCTAAACCCTTTAGGGTAGCTTTGAGCGTTTAATAAAGGCTGGCTGGTCTTTTATTAAGCGGTTCGACTTAGAGCTACCTTAAGGGGTTTTTCTATATCTGCCGTACTTCTCACGATAGTAAGAGCCTGAATGGGCTGCGAGAAAGAATACACAGGCGGATTCCTCACCCGATTGCCAGCCTACTAGCCTTAAATGGGGACTAGATAAGACGGAAAGGACAAAGGTGATACAACCTTTCCATCGAGCGAACATTATCTTAGGAAGGACTAGGTGTTAGTATTTCTAAAACATTGGGTCAGTTGATAGTTGCCTATCACCCTTGGTCAAGCTATGCCAATCAGTACAACAGGTATATACAATGTATATATATCAATACTTATATGTATAAATTTATAAGAATCTTATGTAGGTTTATGCTTTTTCCATAACTTTCCTATTGGTAAAGTGCATGAAACTTTCATAAAAAATGTAGCGTATATGCTACAAAAATAAAACACTTGCATCTATGTAGATTTGTAGATTAAGATCTAAGTTATGAGAGAAATTAGAAAATCCATGACTGGTCTATGTGCCGATGCCAGTAGTTGTTTTCCTACTTGGCAAAAGAAATCCTTAAAGCTAGATTGGCTAAAGAATAGAGTTCTCTACAAGGGAACTACTAACCTTGGCGAGATCATTTGTACGCCTGTGTTCTTTGGTACAGATGAGCATAAAACAGGGCTAATAATGGATGCCATTACAGGCACTTGCTACAAAGGTAGTAAATGCTGCACATCCGATGCTCTAGAGTTGATTTCCTACAAACCAGAGCAGGGCCTAGATAAAGAACTTTTAGCCATGCGTAGTAATAAAACCCTAGGAGTATAAATGTTAGAGCCAATACCTTTTGCTGGAATGGTAGAGATTGATGAATCTTTTGATAGAACTGCAAGCCACATGGCTGGTGAATATGTTAGTTATCCAACAAAGACATTAACAGATGAAGAAATAATTGAAGTCCATATCAATACTCCGTTTATAGATGGCTATTTAAACAAAAACTTAATTGAGTTTGCTAAAGCCATACTAAGAAAGGCACAAGAGAAGTGAGTTTTACAATTTATACGCATGATGGCATGAAAGTAGTTCAATGGTTTAAAAATATAGATGAACTGTGTATAGCTATGCTTAACAACCCTAAAGACCATTACCATAGGAATACATGAAAAAATTTAAGGAGATACTTTTACATGAAGTTGCTGA